AGGGAGTCTTTGTACCCGAAAATGTTAGCCTCAGTCATGATTAGTAATGATCAGGTCATGATTGGTACAGATCCGGCTGATCTAGTCTTAGATCGGCTCACATCGGTTTTTTCGCCTATATCTACTCCCCGTATCCACTCCCCACTCAATGATTTGCCTTCACGGGGCTTTGAATTGATTGATTTTGCCGATCAGATCATCGATGGAGGCTTTATGCCTTGGCAAAAGTGGCTGGCCGAGCATAGCCTGAAGATTAAACCCGATGGCAGGTACCATCATCCCATCACGGTTGCCAGCTGTGCGAGACAAAATGGAAAATCGACCTACATGATTGCCCGGATCATGATGGGGCTGTTTCATTGGAATGAATCGTTGCAGGTTTCCACAGCTCATCGATTGGTCACATCGCTGGAGCAATTTAGAGCCATTGTAGAAATTATTGAGGAAAATGCGGATCTAGCCAATCAGGTGAAGCGGATTCGCTGGCAACATGGGGCCGAGGAAATTCAGACGCTTGCAGGAAATAGATTCATCATTAAAGCCGGCGGATCGGCAGCTCGTGGATTGTCAAAGCCTGAAACCATTCACATGGATGAAATTCGAGAGCTGCACGATATGGAGACATTTGCCGCTATGCGCTATACCTTGATGGCGGCTAAAAATCCACAGGTCAATTGCTTTTCTACGGCAGGTGATTCTCACAGCATCGTTTTAAATCAATTGCGTGATCGCGGATTGGCCGCAGCTAGTGGCGCGGCCGATGATGTAGGTTATTTTGAATGGTCTGCACCGACAGATGAGATTTCATTGGAAAATGCGGCTTTTGCCAATCCCGGACTTAACATCACAATTCACCCAGACAATATCCGCGCCGTTTTTAATGATCCTCCAGATGTAGTGCAAACCGAGGTTTTAAACAGATGGGTCACAACAATTTCAGCTGTCATTGGCTCTAAGGAATGGCAAGCCTGTGGTGATGAGTCAATTGATCTTGATGAGGACAAGCTGACATGGATGGCAATTGATATTTCACCCGATCGCCGCAATGCAGCTCTTGTGGCAGCTCAAAAGCTTGGTGATGAGTCATTTGTCGTAAAGCTGTTACACACATGGGAAAACACAATTCAGCTCGATGATCGAGCTATTGCAAACGATGCAGCGGCCTATTGCCGCAAATACCCCATTGAATATTTGCTTTACAGCCGCCGAACAACTGGAGCCATTGCGGCGCGTATGTTGCCGGCAGGAATACCGATTCACGACATGGACAAGGATTATCCGCAAGCTTGTGATGAATTATTGGGCGCAATCAATTCCGGTCGATTAAAGCATCGAAATCAAGCTGCACTCACGGAGCAAATGCTTTCAGCTGTGCAATTGCGCCGTGGAGACGGCGGATGGGTTATAGGACGCAGAGCGAGTCAAAGCAGCGTTGCCGCCGCCGTAGCAGCAGCGCTTTGTACACACTTCGCGACACGCCCAGAAACAGAAATTGACATTTTAGTGGGTTGATCCTTGACATTTTGAGAAAATGGGTGCATGGGATTATTTGATCGCAAACGCACTATTGAAACTGTCGCGCCGATGCGTGGTGCTGACATAGCTGCACAGATTGGCCCGGCTCCAACGCTGGATGCATTTTTTCCTTTTGGCAGCGCAGATTATCTTGCAAGCCGTGAAGAGGCTATGTCCGTGCCGGCGATTGCCCGCGCTAGAAACATGATCTGCAATTCGATCGCGACCGTGCCATTGATAACACGCGACAAAGACACAGGACAAGTGGTCGATCAACCTGTTGTAATTAATGAACCGGACAAGCGCGTGCCGGGTGCTGCATCATGGTGCTGGGCGGCCGAAGATTTACTTTTTACGGGTTTTAGTTATTTTTCTGTTCAATCCGTTTTTGCAGACACAGGCCGTATTCGCGAGATGTGGCGTGTTGCTCCTAATCGCGTTGGTGTTTTCTTAAATTCAATTGGCACTCAAATCGAGTATTACACGGTCGATGGATTGCGTGTGCCAGATTCTGGCCCGGGAAGTTTGATTGTTTTCTACGGTAATGACGAAGGATTATTAAACCGAGCAGGTCGCACAATTCGCGCAGGTGCAGAGCTTGAAAGAGCAGCTGCAATGTACGCGCGCGAACCTGTGCCATCGATGGTGTTGAAATCCAATGGAACAGCGTTGCCAGCCGACCGCATCGCTAAGCTGTTGGATGCATGGGGAGCAGCACGCCGAAATCGTGGCACAGCTTTTCTTAATGCTGACATAACAATGGAAACTGTTGGCTTTACACCGGAGCAAATTGGCCTTAATGCTGCACGCGAAATTATTGCAACTGAATTAGCTCGTGCCGTGGGTATCCCGGCTTACTTTATTGATGCGCCGACTGGATCATCCATGACCTATGCAAACGCCAGCACGGCGCGTCAAACCTTGTTGGATTTCTCGCTTTTGCCGCTCATGAACAGCATTGCTGGGCGATTGTCCATGCCTGATTTTACTCCACAAACACAACGAGTTGAATTTGATCTCAGAGCATATTTGCGCGGATCAGAAAAAGAGCGCGCAGAGATTTACAAGATTTTGTTTGATATTGGAGCAATTACCACGCAGGAAATTAGACAAATGGAGGACATGATCTCATGAAGCTAACAACACCAATGCAAATCACGGCAGCTGATTCGGACTCACGAACAATCACCGGCCGCATTGTTGCATTTAACGAACCAGCAAATGCATCAACCGGCAAAGTTGTTTTTGCTCGCGGATCAATTGCGCCACAAGATGTTTTTCTTAATCTTGAACATGACATGACCAGGAGAATTGGCAAGAGCATTGCCATGAGTGTTAATGACAAAGAAATGACGGCAACCTTTAAAATTGCAAATACAACAGCTGGGTCAGATAGTTTAGAAGAAGCAATGACCGGACTAAGAGATGGATTCTCAATTGAGTTGGCTGTCGATAATTATGAAATGTTAAAAGATGGCACAATGAAAGTTTTAAATGGACAGCTTAAAGGCGTTGCACTTGTTACCGAACCTGCCGTGCGATCTGCACGCGTTTCGGAAGTAGCAGCATCAGAAGATTCTGAAACTGAAACAGTTACAGAGACAACAAACCCAAATGAAGGAGACAAGATGGACAACACTACCGAACCAGTAGCTCCTGCCGTTGAACCGGTAGCAGCTCCAGAAGTCGCACCTGTACAGGCATCACGCCCGGCTTACTACACAGCACCACGCTCACCAATTGTGGACAAGGTTTCATACCTTGAGCACTACTTACGCGCGAGCGTTTTGCATGATGAGGATTCACGCCAGTATGTCAAGGCAGCTGATAACACAACATCAACAGCACCCGGCATGATCCCAACACCACAAAGCACACAGGTAATCAACGCACTTGCAAATGCTGATCGTGGCCTAATCGATGGCATCGGCCGCGAAACTTTAGTTGCAGAAGGCATGACATTTGAGTTGCCTCGCGTAACAGCTGTACCAACAGTATTGCCAATTAACGAAAATGTAGCAATTACAGAATCATCACTCTCAGCAACATTTTTGTCAGTTTCCGTACAGCCATTTAAAGGCCGTGCGATCTCGACAGTAGAGCTAATTGATCGCAGCCGACCAGAGTACCTAACAGCTTTGCTCCAGAATCTTGAGTTTGCGTATGCAAAAGAAACTGATGAGTATGCACTTGCAGCAATGCAAGCGGCGGTCACTACTGTGACAGCACAGGCAGCAAATTCAGCAACCGGATTCCTTGGATACACATCTCAGGCAGCCGCAACTGTTTATGGCAACTCACTTGGTTTTGCTCGCTCATTGATCGTTTCACCAACACAATGGGGAAACATCATGGGTTACAACGACAATGGCGCACCACTTTACAATGCAGCACAGCCTTCAAACGCAGCTGGAAATGTACGCGGTGATTCATTGCGCGGTGTAGTTTCACCGGGTCTAAACCTTTATGTTTCACGCTCATTTGGTAACGCTGGTACAACAACAGCCGATGGAGATTCTTCAATGGTAGTTGTGAATCCTGATTCATACACATGGTACGAATCTCCACGCTTTACGCTACGCAGCAACATCAATAGCGATGGAACAATTGACATCCTGTATTACGGCTATGGCGCACTAGCTGCCAAGGTGCCAAACGGCGCACAATTTAACGACCTCCCATAAATCACTATCGGTAGCGGTCGCTCCCGAACGCTACTGACACGAAAGGAACCGAGATGCCAGCAATAGTTACAGCCTCACAGCTGAGAGCAATTCTTGGTGTCTCGGTTTCTTTGTACTCAGATGCACAGCTCGATTCCTACATAGATTCCGCTGAACAAACCATCTTGCCTTTACTTACGCAATACCAATCATCGGTGACTTTTGCCAATGTGAGTGATTCCGTCATTTATTTCACCACAATGCGGCCAAATTATTTTGTGCCGGGTCAATCTGTTGTAGTAACCGGGGCCGGGATTTACAACGCGACTTATACAGTCACCGATGATCGTATTGAGCCTTACACATTTACAGCGGCAACAGCGGCGGCTGATCGAACATACCCATTGCCGTTTATTCCTAACGCCTTGGCGACCTTATCCGGTGGATCAGCCGCATCGCTTTATGCCAACACTCCTCCAATTGAAAACGCAATCTTGGTTGTCTCGGTAGAGATTTTTCAAAGCATCACAGCTCCCGGCAATCAGATCATGTCAGACTCATTCCAGCCTGTGCCTTTTATTTTAGGCCGTAGTTTAAGCAACAGAGTTATTGGGCTTTTAGGCCCATTTTTGGATGTTGAAACGATGTGTCAATGAGCATTGAATCCGCAATTCGCACACCATTGAAAACAGCACTTTCAACGATTGCTGCCAATGTGTATAACGGTATTCCCGAGACAATGACGAGTCCAAGCATTTGTTTAATCCCGGATTCACCGTATCTTGAAAGTGTTTTGATCAACGGCGCGACAACAAAGGTTAGAGTGAATTTGACGGTAACTGGCGTTGTCGGATACACAAACAATGCAGCAGCTTTAGACAATCTTGAACAATTGATGATCAGTATTATCAGCACAATGCCCGGCGGTTATGTTGTCGGCGATGTAAGCGCACCTCAATCATTGGAAGTCGGCGCGGGCAAATACCTCGTGGCAGATTTACAAGTTAGCACCTATTACACCAACTAAGGAGAAATCATGCCAACAACAATTATAACGGGCAGAGACATTAGCTTTACCATTTCTGGTGCTAATTATGATGCTCAAGCTACATCTGCGACTTTGACGGTCGATTCAACAATCAACACATATCAGACACTTGATGGAAAAGCGTATTTCACTACGGATACGCAAGGTTCATTTGCTGTTGAAATGCTGGCAGACTGGGGAGCAGCATCATCACTTTGTGAAGCTCTTTGGACAGCTGCAACAAACGCACCAAATACAGGCCTATCCGTTATTTTTGGGGCAGATTCAGGAGCGTCATTCGCTTTTGATGTGCAGCCAATTTTGCCATCAGCCGGCGGCACAGCTCCAGATGCACAAACTGTTTCGCTTGCATTTACCTGCGTTACAACTCCAGTCTTAACAATTACCTAATAGAAAAGGAAACGGGAGCATGAAACTACCAATCACGATCGAATATACAGATGGCAATGCTGAGACATACATTGCACATCCAGCGGAATGGGCAAAATGGGAAAACAAGACAGGCAACACGATTGGACAAGCTCAGGACAAAATGGGCGTGTCCGATCTGTTGTTTCTTGCTTACCACGCAATGAAAAGAGAGATGGCGGGCAAAGCTGTCAAGCCATTTGAAGTTTGGTGTGAGACTGTTGCTGACATCATTGTCGGTGATGCAAACCCAAAAGTTACACAGCCGGAAGCATAAATCGCATTTTGTGGGAGGTTGCTATTGCAAGTGGGCAACCTGTCAGCGAATTTAAAACGGCGGAGGATTTACTAACGGCGATTGAGATAATGGAGAGGCGCAATGGCTAGCAAATCAACGCGAGACACAGGCACTTTTTCTTTTACTGTCGAGCCTTTAGAATTGCGCAATTTGCTTTCACTTTTGTCAGCTTTACCAAAAGAGGTTCAAGGCGAGGTTCGTGATCAAGCCCAAGTCATGTCAAAAAGGCTTGCTGGTCAGTTGATTCAATTTGGTCTTCTTTCACGCACACCACAAGCCAAATTGGTCGTGCAATCAATCCTTACTCCAAGAGATCGATTGATTCGCGTGGATATTGGTGGCACAAAGCGTGTTGGCCGAAAGTATGGCGGCAAGACTAGCAAGAATGGCAATCGCACCAATCAGCAATCGGCACAAGCTGGCGCATTGCTTTGGGGATCTGAGTACGGCTCGCACCCCGGCATCGATCGCCGTGGCCGCAAATATACAAACCGTTTTAAGGTTGCTGCCAATCCCGGCGGATATTGGATTACACCGGCTGTTGATTTCTACACACCCGTTGTCGCAAAAGAGTACATTGCAATGGTTCAAACACTTATCAGATCGAATGGACTCGAATGATGGCAAAAATTCCAAAGGTCACGGTTACCTTCGATGCAGATTTGGCATCTTTAAAAACAGGCGTCAAAAACGCAACAACAGATGTTGATTCATTTAGTGATCGAGTTACCGATTTTAGTAAAAAAGCCGCTTTGGCTTTTGCAGCTGCGGGAGCTGCTATTGGTGCATTTGCTGTGGCATCGGTTAAGGCCGCCGCAGAGGATGAAGTCGGACAAAAGAAACTTGAAGAGACTATTCGCAACACTACAAATGC